GCGAGTGCTTCCAACACCGCTTCGGCCCGCTCTATATGCGCACTTTCTTCAAACATTGCAATGCTCGCTATCCCCGCCCTGAAGGACGGGGCTTGCGCTCGCAAGAGCCACGGTCACTTTGAACCAAACGGAGTTGCTCGACCAACATTAGCCCGGTCATCCAACTCCCTCTCAATCATCTTCTTTATTTTGGGATCAGTGTTGGGATGCTTAAAGGCGTGCATTAAACTTTCGTGAGAAGCGCCCTGAATTTTCTCCATAGCAGCACTCTTCGTAGTATTTGCACCCCCGCCGCCTTTACGTCGAGCCTCAGCAGCCGCTTCGCGCGCTTCCGGTGACCTGTCATCCCTCCTCCCCGCACAGAACGCGTCGAACCGCCCGCTCAGGGCGTCGAACTTGCGCACCGCGGCGTCGAGCTTTGCGTTATCCACGGTCGTTCCTCCCGATATCGTACGCCGCTGCGATGCCGTCGAACCAGGCGTCGAGATAGTCGTGCGCCCGGCGCCGCGCCACCTCCATCTGGTCAACGCTACCGACCCGCGCCGCCACGCCAAATTCAGCGGTTTCCTGATTGAACGCGGCGAAGGCCCGGCGGATCGTCGCCGCAGCTTCGAGGCCGTGCTGCTGAAGAGAAGAAGAAGAAGAAGAAGACGAGGCGGTCACTTTGACGTCGGCTCCGGTTCGTCTTGCTTCGCCGTATTGACGCAGCGGCCCTTCTCGATATAACCGTGCCAACACGTCTCGCAGTTGATCGACGGGGTGAACGTCGGACGTTCGCGATCGCCGTCCCAATCCCATTGCCCGATGCCGCCATTCTGGCGCTTCGGATCGCGCTTCAACGTCGTGCGCCCCGCGATGACCAGCGCCGAACACTGCCGTCCAGCACGTTTCGGACAAGCAAACCCGAAACACTGTTCCTCGCCGGGAGCGGCAGAATCATAGCCCAGCCGGTAGAAGACGACCTTGGCGTCGCTCATTCCGCCACCTCCAGATTCGGCACGCTGGCCCGGCTCTGCAGCCGCTTGCGCTTCTCCCGCAGCGCCTTGTGCTGGATCATCTCGGCGACGGCGTCGTTGTAGCGCTTCATGCCGGGGCGCTCGAGCTCATCCTGCGCGGCGAACGGCTTCGGCTCGGCTGGCTCCTTCGGCCCTTCGTCACCGGCGCCGATCTGCTCGGCATTGACCATCTGCTCAATGGTGTAGTCGATCAGCTGATCGAAGTCGAGCGTCAGCGGCGAGGCGAACAGCAGCTTGAGCGAGTTGAAGTTGTCGCAGCACCATTCAATCACCGTCGCCTTGTTGTCGGGGTCGAGCGCCGGCATCAGAATCTCTACCAGCGCCAAGATCGCCTTGAGCCGCACGTCCTCGGCCTTGGCCTGTTCACTCTCCGGCTCGATCAACAGGCTCGGCCACTCGGCAGTGAAACTGTTCTTCCACTGATAGAACGCCGTGTTGTGGGGAATTTTCTTGTACTCGGGAAACTCGTCTTGGATGGTAGCGTAGAACTCCTCGCTCCACGCCTTGTGCTGCACGATCGGAGTGAAGAATTCGTACAGCGGCTCCATGTCCTCGCGCAGGCCGTCGATGTACTGCGCAACGTTCTTGCTGTCCTCAGTGCCCTCGCCGAAGCCCTCGGCAAACGTCTCCGAGTTGATCATCTGCGCCGGCATCGGCGTCGCGGCGGCGATGTTCTCCAGGATGTCCTTGCGCGACTGCATCAGCGCCGAGTTGACGTTGATCAGGTTCAGTGACTCGATCTCCTCAGTGACTTCGATCGACATCACATTGTTGGTCTCAGCTTCCTTGAGCAGCGTGCGCTTGATGCCCGCCATCCTGGCCATGATGTTGTCGATAATCGAGCCAGGTGCCTTGAGCTTGGCGATGATGACGCCAGCCTTACGCGCCACCATGTCATCGGCGATCATGGTGTTCACAAAACTTTTCAGCGGGAACAGCGCGCGCTGATAGACCGACCGGCCGACGAAGCCGAACGCCGAACTGGTGTAAGCCAGGTAAATCGGCTCTTCATTCATCATCACGCAAGTACGCGTCGGGTGGAACGCTTGACCGTTGATGCTCACCCGCACTGGCTTGAGGAAGTCTTTGGCGTTGGGATTTTGATTAAGCACCAGCGACCCGGCGGTATTGAGCGGGTCGAACACGTTGAACGTCAGGTCCTGCTTGCCCAGCTTCTTGTAGTCGAGCGGCGCGCTGGCGTCGTCATCGTCGATCATCGCCGCAACGGTCGAAATGCCATAGATGCGCGCCAACCGCATCGCGTTGCGGATGTAGCGGTCGACCTTCATCGACTTCCATGTGTTCTCAAACGCCGTCTTGACGCGATCCTCTGGCGCGTCGGGCACGCTGATCTTGCGCTTCTGACTCATCGCCTTGCGAATCGGCGCCTCGGCGATCTTGCCGCCCAATGGGTGCCACAAGTAGATCGTCTTGCAAACCTGGTACGAAGCCTCGGCGCCCGGCACGATATCGTCGCACAGCAGCAAGTTTTGCAGTTCCGTGCCGAGCGCCGCGCCGCCAACAGTGAGTTCAGCCATCAGCAGCGCGCCCCGCTCAGTTCAACTCAGCCGGCAGCGCCGTGCCGATCACGGCATCAGGCGCATCGACCTGTTCGATCTCGGCTTCGGGCGGCGTGGCGCCATTACCAGCCGCCTTAGCCGCAGCCTGCGCCTCGTGCATCTTGGTGACGAACTGCGGCAGAATCTCCGCCAGTTTGAGCGCCGCTTCAGCAGTAATGATGAACGCGCCGCGCACCGTCGGGTCGCCGCCGGCGCCCGGTTCATGCATCACCAGCCGCACCATACCCGCCGCATCGGCGAGATAGAACGACGGCGCGAAGACGGCCGGCGTCTCCATCAGCCGCTCGTGCAGCGCCTGGGCGCGATGCCGCGCCACGGCCTGCGCCTTGATCTGGTCAATTTCTTCAGCTCGCAATTTTGACTCGCTCATCTCAGCCTCTCCCAGGGTTAGTAGCCTTGATTATCCCCCAACGCGATACTAATTCCGTATGTCCAGCAATCCAGCAAGTCGTCTTGCTGATCCTTGACACCAATTTGAAATCTAAATACCTGCATCAGAAAATGATTCCCGTGCTTTCCTTTGTAATCCATTAGACGATCATATGCTGTTTTCGTCGTTTTAACCATTCCACTATTGACATATCCTGAAACAGATACGGCGCGCTCGTCTTTTCCGACCGCAGTAAGTCCGCTATCTATTTCATTTGCATTCCATCCGCGTCGCCTCGCCTGCTGAAGCAGAATGGAGCCCGACGCCTTGTCTTCGACGAAGACGCCGATCGATCCCATGCGGGCGTGGCAGGTCTGAGCAAACCCCTCAAGGCGTCTTATAACCGATGGCAGCCATACCTCCAAAAGCGAGCCTTCGATCTGTTGAATATCCCAGTCAAGAAGAATCAATGGATGTTTCAGGTGTTTGGCGATTGCCCAAAACATGACGCCGGTTCCGTCGTTCTTTGTTCCGGTCTTAACTGCGGTATCCATCGTAACGAAGACAGAATCGCAAAACGACGGAGCCTCGACTGCCTCGCCGTTAACGAGGACACTCTTGACATCGAACCAAGATGTACCGGCAGGGCGCGGGTCCTGCTGAAATAGCGAGCCAAAATCCCGTTCACCGAGCGCTTTCCGCTTGCGATTTAGGGCTTCTACGTCTTCCCATTCCGGCCACAGCGGCTCATTGACCGCACGGCCAAGAGGGTCGTCGGCGTCAACAGCAAAGGCGGGAAGCTTGACGACGCGCCATTTATCGCCACCCTTGCTCTGCTCGTCGAGCAGACGACCGCCGAGATCTCCCTCGTGCCAGCGAGTCATGATAACGATTATGCGCGCGTCCGGTTTCAAACGCGTGTAGAAATCAGACTTGTACCACTCCCAAATCTTGTTCCGAACCGTTTCGGACTCAGCGTCTTCACGCGATTTCACCGGGTCGTCAATCACGCCAAGATCGGTGCGGCGGCCCGTGATCGATCCACCGACGCCGGCGGCAAAATATTCGCCCCCTTTATCGGTTTCCCAGCGTCCCGCCGCCTTGTTGTCGCTGGCGATGCCGTAGCCGAGAACCGCCGTATTTAACGAAATGAGATTGCGGACCCGGCGCCCGAAGCGCTCCGCCAGTTCTTCGGTGTGAGATGCGGCGATGACTGCCGATTGTGGATGTTGGCAGAACCACCAGGGCGGGAACAGTTCCGAGGCGTATTTGCTTTTTGCGCTTCCTGGCGGGCAGAGCAGCATCAGTCGGTCGACCTCGCCTCGGCTGACCTTTTCAAGCTCGGAAATGATCAGCTTGTGGTGGCGCGCGGGCTCGAAACCTGACGGGGCTAGAGCCAGCCGACTCCACGCTAAGAGGCTGGATTTAATCCTTAGAGCCGCCCGCCGCGCTATTTCCGCCTGAATCATTGACAGAGGAGGAAGATTCTTGAGTAAGTCGGGCGAGAATTGCCGCAAAGGTGGTGATCTCCGCGTCGGACAAATGTTGCAGCTTGGTCGCGTCATAAATCCCGACCGCGCCGCTCACCTCAATCTTGTCTTTGAACATTCCGAGGTGGCGCCCAATGTCTATCAGGGCGGCGCGCTTGTCGGCAAGCTTGAACTTGATGCGCCGGACGTCGCGCACGGTCTTGCCTCGACCTTCCTTGAAATCCTCGACCGTAACCTCTGCCAGGGCAGCGGCTTGAGCGCGCGTCAGCTTGGAGAAGTCGAGGTATGGATCGCCATCGCCCCCGGCGCGCATGTAATCGGCCATATTGGCGAAGCCGATCAGAGCAAGCTCGGACAGAACGCGCTCGATTGAAATTCCAACCTTGTTTGCGGCTTTGCCGAGAATCTCATCCACGCGCTTTGCAATGGTTTCGCTTGTTTTCAGCCGAGACGCGTTGTGGCGGTTTTCCTTATATCCCGCCAACACATAGGCTTCGTCTCCCGTTTTGCCGTTGGCGATCTCTTGGCAGAAGCGCTCCCATTTCTGATTTTTGAGGACGGCCATCTTGATTTAGTGCCTCAGTCGTAGCCGGTAAGGCTTCCACGCGAACGGTTCAGATCGAGCATGGACGCGGGACAGTGATTGTTCTGGCTTGGCCGGTCTGCTCGTGATCCGGGGCCGCCGCGCGGAAGAGGTAAATTGCGGATTTCGAAGATTGGCGAAATTTAGCAAGGACCACCAATGCGGCGGCAGGGCGCCACGGAACGCGAGCCGCAGCAAACCCTGCTTCTGAAAATCAATATAGCTAGGCCGATTCGATTTGGCAAGCGGAAAGTTCGACGGGTGTGGAATGGCCGAAAAGCTCGACCAAAAGGCGGATTCGCTCTTCCGAAGCGATCTCGTCCACGGTCGCATACAAACCCGCCAGAGGCCCGTCGACAATCCTGGCCTGGCTTCCAACTTGGAAGTGGCTTTTCTCCCGCCAGGAACGCGTTTCGTCCCAGTGATAGGCCAATTCGAGATCATTGATCCGACGAATGACGGCGGACGGAATCGTCAGGGCGCCGCCGGTGTCGGACAGGACCGCTATGACCTTGTCGACGGTGTGGCGGCCGATGACCTGCAACGCGGTGAGCCCGACAAAAATATATCGGCTGAAAACCGGTAACTGCTTGACCGATTTGTGTTTCAGGCGACGAGTATGTTCCCAAAAGACGAATTTCGCCCCTAACGGGCAATAGGCGCGATAGCCGAGGCCATCGAGTTCGGCCTTGACGCGCAGCTCGCATTTGGCTTGCGTCGCCAGGGCATGCCAGCGCAGCCCATCGGTTTCGATCCTCGTCGGTTCGATCACTGGTTTGGCGGGAGGCGTTTGCGGGCGCGGCGCGCGTACGCGGCTGACGTGAATGACCGCGTTGGCCCAGTTTGTTTTTCCCACTTTGCGGATCCTTTTACGATGGATGGACGGAACTAGGCGAGGCGAGAGAGGCGGGAGGCGGGAGGCTGACATCCTCCCCGGCCTGAAGTCCGGGGCTTGCGCTCGCCTCGCAAGAGCCACGATGGGATTGTGCCTCCCGCTGGGTAGTAAGTGAACACATTCTTGAACGCCTCGCGCGCGCACTTCATGTTGTCTCCTCCCCACGGCGGCACGTAGCTGCAAATCGCAAACGTCGTATCGAGAGAAAAATTGCCGATGTGTTGTTCAATGAATTTAGCGATCGACATTTCGTAGATCACAGTGTTAGGGGCTTGAAATCGCTCAATTTTTGCCTCTGGATAAAATTCCAGATTCTTCCACGGCAAATCAACGCCGACATATTTGGCGTGATCGCGGAACAGAAACGCCTGAGGCGCGTAAGCACAACCGAGGTCGACGATCGTCCAGTGTTTGGGGATAATTTGCGACAGCCGTTCGTAGATTCCGAGAAAACCCAAAAACTCGCGATTAATGTCGCAAATCTTCGCATTGAAAACCCGGCTTTTTTGGTCGTCCGGGATGATTGCCAGCAGGGCATCGGAATTAAATTCAGCCATGTCACTCATCGTGGCTGTCCAAGCGATCGCCGAAGAGCGTCGCCGACGATCACCGGCGCTTGGAGATGGGGAAAGCCCTCCGCGACGATTCGTTCCGCCTCGGCGCGCGAATTTGGCAAGCTATGCGCCTGTTGCGCCGGCCGATCGCGCCGATTGGCGATTTGCGCCTGCATATTTAAATCGTTTGCCAGCCGATTGATCAACGCTGCGATACGACAGCGCATGTTAGGATCCGGCTTCCGCTTGACCGGAAAATCCCACTGTCTTTCGCTCGGCTCGACATGAATATCAAATTCCTCCGGCCATTCGCACGGAACCGCCATCAAGCCGTGACGCTTGGCGAACGCCGTCGGAATGCCGCGATCTTCGCAGTAGGCCATCCAAGCCGCCCATTGTGGCGGCGTCGGGCGTCCATGATCGGGAGCGTCAGGCGACCGAATGACGAAACCGACGTTGCCGCGCGCCTTGACGAACGATCGCGCGCGATAATCCCAATTGTCCGCTGTCACAGGTCCATTAACGTCGGGCTCCGAATTCGAACTGACCTGGTTTCTCGGTTTTCGCATATTTTCCCTCCATGATCGCGACAAAATGGCTTTCCGTCGTCACCCAATCGAGATCGCATTTCCAGAATCGTGGTCCGACCTGTCCCGTCAGCAACGGCGAATTTCTGATTTTTGCTAGTAGATCAATGAACCCCGATCGGGCGTCCGGAAAATCGAAAATTGCTACTAGCTCGCGCGCTCGCGCCAGGATGTGCGATCGGCGCGGCGCCGTCACCGCGCGCGGGCAGGCGAGAGAAAACTGCTTAGCGATGCCCTGCCACTGAGAGAAGAACCAATCGACAAGTTCGTCGTTTTCGGCAGCCTCTTTTTTTGCCTTGGTCTGCAATTCGATGATGACGCCGCTCGCGTCGAGCGAATGGCCGTTTTGGCCGTTCGTCGACGAGACCGTAGGTCTTTCTTTCTTATCTGATTGTGGTTGTGAAGAAGATGCTACGCCATTTGCCAGATTTTGCTCTAGCAAAATCTTGGCATTTGCTAGAGACAAATTCTTTGTTTTCAACGCTTTAGCATCTCCACCGCGCCTCCCTGAATCGGCGCGGGCCGCGCTTTTCAACTGGGCTTTTCGTAATTCACTTTCCACTCGCGCATGTTTCCATTCGGCATCAAAAAACGCTGCGATCGTCGCGCGCGACCTCGCCCACTCGCGCCCTGTCATTCTAGCGATGCGTTGCAGCATTCCATCGTCATTTGGTAGCGATCCTTGTCGCCAATAGTGCATGATCAACATCAGATAGGCGCCATGCTCGGCCGCACTCAGATGCCCAGTGTCGGCGAGATAGTCTGCCACGTATAACGGCATCCATGGCTGGCTCATGGCAACGCCATTCCCGACGCATGTTCGTGGTCGATCACGAGCGGCACGGGTCGTCTGCAAAGTAGACACTTCCCGCCCTGCGCTTCCTCCATGTCCGCCCTATCCATTTCAGACAGGCCGTATTTTCGGAGGCGTTTACGGCGATCTACAACAGCCGCCTTGTCAGGGTTTGTTTTGCGCCAGCGGGACAGCCGCGCGTTTCGCTTCGCCCGGTTTGCTGTCCCATAGACGCGGCAGGCCGCGCGCTCGCACTCCCTGCACGATGGGCGATTGGGGCGGAACTCCTCGGCGCCCTTATCGACGCCGCAGGTTTTGCACGTCTTCATCGGTTGGCTAACTCCAACAACACGGCCGCATGGCATATGTCGGGTTCGCCGGGCTTCGGCAGCGCACACCAGCAGGCGAGATTCTTGCCGCGCAATTCCAAGAGCCTGTCGACACAATCAAATTTGGCAAAATTTTTGAGGCAAAGCCGCCGGTACAAATCGACCGATTCAGCGACTGACTCGATCCTCGAATTTGTGTAAGCTGCAAACGCAAGGCTAGGCACTTCGCCGACGACGAAGGGATTGCCGTAGCCGCCGGGCCGCGCGCAGTTGACCGCCTCCAGTCCGTTAACCTGGCGCGACCACGCTTGGAGATTGAAGCCCTTGCGGCGCGACAGTTGCAAGCGAACTGGCTTAATGGCGCTCATGGCTGACCGCCTAACACCGCCAGCGTCTTGGCCGCTGCGTCGAGCGCGCGCTTGGTCCACTCGGCCTCGCTCGTTCGCATCGTCGGGAACGCGCGATGAAAGTCGGCGCCGCGCATCAGATCAACCGCTTGCAACTGCGAACTTAGGGAAATTCCACTCTTGACGGGGGCCGCGTCTTTCGATAAACCGTATGCGTCCATTGCAATCCCCACCTTGCGAGCGGACCAGCCGGGTTGAAGTCATGGCCACATGACTCCCCGGCCTTCTATTTTTGAGAAATCGGAAGGTACGCCCCTATCTCAAATTTACGTATCGACGCCACACGCGCGCCGACAAATCACGCGCCAAAAGCTACGCTTGGTCTGAAACGCCGTCAAGACGCTTTTGCAACAATCGCGGCCCGATAAAATCTGGAAATTGCTGCATTGCAACGCAAGCCGCATGGGCGAGCCGATCGATCATATCGTCTCTAGAGATCATACTGGAAATTTTATCAGCGGCGTGCTTCACGGTTGAATGATCACGATTGCCGAAATGTGCGCCGATGCGCGGGTAGGAATAGCCGCCGACGACGCGCGCTAGGTACATGGCGACCATCCGCGCCTCGGCAAAGCGTTTCTTGCGGGTTCCGCGAGCGTCCGGCCTCGTCATATCCGCCACCGTGACGCCGAATTCGTCGGCGACGATGGCCTGGATACGCCCCATGCGGGCGAGCGGCGACAGGCCGGCGCGGCGCATCGTCTCAGGAAAGACGGTTGCGGGAGGCGGCGGAATGGCGATTATCGGGGCAGGCGCGGGCCGTGGCGGGGCGGCAAGACGCGGCCGATCTATGTAGCCCAGCCGCGCCCGCACCGCCTTGTAGGCCAAATGCTGGCGCACCGCTTCCGGAGTCAGTCCCTGCATCTGATAGGCCCGCGACGCCGTTTCCGAAACTCCAAATATAGCGACAAACATCACGCAACTCCCTCGCTCACAAATAATCCGAATCGCGCTCTAAACGCTTGCGGCACGGGGCGAGCCAATGGAAACGCGTTCCGCCAGTGACTGCTCCCCGCCCTGAAGGACGGGGCTTGCGCTCGCAAGAGCCACGGTCACGAATCTCGGCCAACCAGAATTACCGGAAGAGGAATAGACAATTCTTCCGACGCCCTTGATGCGTCCCCACGAGGATGCTTGATAGCTTCCTTCGTAGCCGGGGATGTCGCGCCACTCTTCATCCGCCTTAAGCACGGGGCGCCGCCTTAGAAATAGTTACAAGGACCCCCTCACCCGCTGGCGCCCATTCCATGACAAGCCGCTCGCACAACGAATCGTCCTCGATGACGCAATGCGATACCAAAACATCTTCTATCGCCTTGATGCGATTGGAAATATCGACCTTGCGCCGATGCGAAGGACGCGCTATTGTGAGGTCCATCTCGTAAGCGCCAATGATGCGCGCGGGCTTTTGCGCCTGGATACGCCAGCCGGCCTCGACGAGCCAATCGGCGTACTCGCGGCTCTTGAACCGGCCGCCGCTGGCGCGGTTGGCGAACAGATTGTTGACGCTCGGCGGAACGGGAAGCGTCAACGTAACGCGCTCGGCGATCGGGCGCAGCGGCCCGACAACGATCTGTTCGGGACGGCGCGGCTTGCGGGCGGCGCGGATCGTGCCGAGTTTGACGATGGCGGAAAGGCTCATTGGCTTTCTCATATTGCGAGTGCGGCGCGAACAATTCCGCGCCGCACTCGCCTCGCAATCAGCTTTCCGGCAGGCCTTCGAACAAAGGCAGCTCGGTTCCTGTCCTGACAATTTCCGCCGCGTTGGCGGTGGCTTCGCGCATTACAAGGTTGGCGCGATAGAGTTGATAGAACCACACGATCTTGCCGTCACGCATTCGATAGCGCAGCCGCGCGATTAAACGGACCGGATCGGCGGCGACGAACATCGGAATTTTGACGACAAACAGCCCCGGAACCGTTAGCTTTTCGCCGCGGCCATCTTTGTGAACCTCGTCGTAAGATACTTGCACTTCGCCAGTTTGGATAACGCGCGCTTCACTTACCTTGGCTTCGACGGCAATCGCCATGCCGCGCGAAAGCGTCATCATATCCGACGGAAGAGCGATTTTGGTTTGGAAAATCCGCTCAAATTCGCTGCGCTCGCCATCTTCGGGCGCCGCAAGCTCTGCAACGTGCTCTTCGATGAAAGCGGCAAATTCGCCTTGCGCCATTGCCTTCCCATCCTGCGCTTGCCACCCTTTCCATTCTTCGGAAATCGGGAACTGATAGAGCGCTCGATGCTGGCCAAACCGTGGAGCGCGCTCAATCGTGTGATAGTCGAAGACGGCCGTGAGCGACGGTTGCGCGCCATCGAGCACGGCAAACAGGGCCGAATCCTTATCTTTGTGGCGATTGGCGAAGTCGACGAAACTGGCGATCGTCAGCATCTTCGCCGTTCCCTTTCGCCGTTCCGGCGCCGGACGATACTCGTCAATGAACTTTTTGGCGCTTTCGACCAGGACTGCGCCGTTGCCTGCCGGCCGCACAATAAGTTGAACGTCATCGCCAGAAAAGTCCGGCTTCAAGTTGCCGATTGTTGCGCCACTTCCGGCGCGCGCCAGATCAGCAATTTCCTTAACGTGATTTTCGTTCGTTTCCATAATTGCTCCTTACTGTTGGGCTACCTTGGCGTCGCGAGGCCCAAACATGTCGGGTTGCTGGGGATGCTCGGTCGAAATTTCTCCATCGCCAGTGAGAAAGTACATGGACTTGCCGCGCGGACGCTTCGGCACTTTCGAAGTAATCTCGGCGTCGATCGTCAAATTGACACCGGACACTTCGAAATTGAGCTTGAGCGTCACATTTCCTTTGGCCGCCGTCTTTGGGCCAGCGGCGTCTTGAACGGCCTTGAGAACTTTTTCGATTTCGATCGTCAGATCGTGCGCAGCGTCGCCCCGTTCGATCATTCCGATGATTTGTGTGCATTCTCGTATGGTTTTCATGACATCGTGCTCCTCGTTAAAACCAGTTGTCCGGCGCAGCGAGGGAGGGAATCAACGCTGCGCCGGACGTACCGACGGCGGCCTGGGGGGCTTCGTACCATCGGCAATCGTGATGGGATGACACTGATAAGACCCTCGTCAAACGTCTATTGCCGCAGTACCTCATCGAGCGAAAGTCCGGTCTCAGCGGCGAGCTTGCGCGCGACGGTCACGGACGGCTCTTTCTTTCTCGTCTCGATTTCCGATAAGTGCGGCGCCTGAATGTCGGCTTTTTCCGCCAGCGCTTCAAGCGTGACGTGGTTAGCTTTGCGCCAAGCGCGAAGGGGATGCTCTTCGATCATGCCGCCAAAATGGCATATGAATTTTCTTTCGTCAAGAGCGAAATTTCTCTTGACGCGAAATTAGAAAGGCGTATCCTCGCTCTTGTCAGATTGATTTGGAGCACGACGATGGAAGCCCTTCTCGCCAAGTACCTCGCCAAGCCGACAATCCAAAACGCCGAGCGCGTGCGCGTCTACAATAAAAAGCACCCGATGGCAGTTTGCCTTCTCGTCGGCAACGGTCTGGAAATGGCGCTTCTGAACGAGGCAATCGAGGTTGCCACCAATAAAGGCGTCTTGAAACTCGCCGCTTGATCAGATGCACGCGCCCGGTCCCTAACACGGACCGGGAACCGGCAAGAGGGGATAAGAGGATGCCCGACCGCAAGCACTATGCGGACGTAACTATCGAACTCCAAGGCCACAAAGGCTACGGCGCTTCGGTCGAGGTCGAAGTCGAGTTCACCGTTTCGCCGATCATTCCGGCGCGCGGGCCGTCCTACGCCAGCGGCGGCCAGCCGGCCGAGGGCGGCGAGGTCGAGATTACAGCGATCAAGCCCTATGTCAAGGAAGACAGGAAGCGCGCCTATCTCGACGCGCCCGGATGGCTCGCCGACTTGCTCGCCGAGTGCATCGACACCGACGAGTTGCTGGCCAACGCGGAGCCTGACGAAGGCCCCGATCCGGATGACTGGTATGATCGGAAGCGCGATGAAGCGATGGAGCAAAATCGATGACCCGCCGCGCCCGTCTCCCCAATCCCCGGTTTGCCCGATATTGGGCATGGGTCGATAAATTTCTCGCCGACGCCGGCTACGCGTCTAGTTGGAGCGAGGAAGTCATCGTTCACTTCGACGACCGGACGCCAGCTCACGAGGCGGCCGAGCTGATCATGGACCGGCGGGATTACGACACCGGGTTTTCGCCGTTGCTCGCCGATCGGCGGCAGAATAGCACCTTGAACCACGCGCAGCAATTCGGCCACCGGCCGACGATCGGGAGGATTTGATGAAACGCCATTTCGTGACCTTTCTGTCGCCTGGAACGCTTTTTTCCGAAGAGACAACGCGGCCGATTGATGCTTGGGACATAAAACTCGCCGTTGAGATGTCATATGATGTTCGTGCGAGATATAACGCTCGGCCCTATGGATTCTATTTCACGACACGGGCACGTCCCGACGACGAACTCGACAGCAAAACGATCGCGTGCAGCAACACATATTATCTTGGTGGCAAAATTGAGACACTTGACGATGTTGTCGCGCGCAACGATCCCAACGAATGTATATTACGCTCCAATATGAGAATTAACAAGTGGAATAAAATTATCATAAACGATAATTCATGGCGATTTACAGCACCGTTGCAAGACGGCGATATTGTGCTTAATTATGAGCCGAGGAAAGACCAATGATCCGCAACTTCGGCCTTCATCCTCGCCCCCGCGCGTCGCTCATGAGCGCCGACGACGCCTCGCGTCTCGCTCTTATCGCGCTATTCGCCATTCTGACGCTCG